CAGCCTATCCCATTAACTCCGGTGGCTTTAACACCCCCGGTGGTCAGGTAGCCTATTCCGGCACCGCCTACTCTGGCTCCTTCATTCCAGCCCTCTGGTCTGGCAAGTTGGCTCAGAAGTTTTACGCAGCCACCGTGTTCGGCGAAATTGCTAACACCGACTGGCAAGGCGATATCACCGGTATGGGCGATACCGTGATCATCAACACGATTCCTTCGATCACCATCAACAGCTACTCTGTTGGCCAGAACTTGGCTTATGAAGTTCCCGCTCCTTCGACCATCACTTTGGTGATCAACAAGGGCAAGTACTTCGGTGTGAACGTGAACAACGTGTTGGAATTGCAAGCCAAGCCCAAGTTGATGGACATGTTCACCAACGACGCTGCAATGCAAATGAAGATCAACATCGACAAAGACGTGTTGTATTCGACCTTCAACCAAGGCGACGCAGCTAACCAAGGCGCTACCGCTGGTGCGATCTCTGGTGGCTACAACCTCGGTATCGATACCGCCGCCATCACTTTGACTGCCTCTAACATCTTGTCGAGCATCACTGCTCTGTCGAGCGTGTTGGACGAAGCCAACGTGCCCGAGACTGACCGTTGGTTGATCATCACCCCCACTGAGCGTCAAATCTTGATGCAATCGAACTTGGCTCAAGCCCAGTTCATGGGTGACGCTTCCAGCGTTCTGCGTAACGGCAAGATTGGCATGATCGACCGCTTCACTGTGTACGTCAGCAACTTGGTGCCACGCGGCGCTGCTGGCAAAACTTGGATGAATCCCAACACTGGTACTGATGCAACTTCTGCTTCCGCAGTTAAGCGTCACGCCGTGATTGCCGGGCACAAGTCTGCCATCACTTTCGCTTCGCAGATCGCCAAAGTTGAGAGCCTGCAAAACCCCAACGACTTCGGTACTCTGGTGCGCGGCTTGAACGTGTACGGTACCCAAGTTGCTCAGCCCAAAGGCTTGGCACTGTTGGTCGCCGCAGGTTAATCTCCGCAAGGAGCTGGGTAGGGGCTTCGGCCCCTGCTTTTAAATTAACCCTAGGAGAACGACATGGCAGTAATTGACGATCTGATCATCAGCGGCTTATCGTATCCACAAGCTTTGGCGGTGATCGCCGAAGACACAGTTGGCGACTACACCGATGGTTTGGTTGCTGCGGGTTTTACTACCACTGAAGCGCAGGCTATGCACGCGTATGATGTGAGCAAGACAGCAGCAAACGCGGACGTTATCGTCCAGCAAGGCATCTGGTTTGGCACCACTCTTGTGGCCGTTAAAGCAGCTCTTGATGTAACACCGTAAGGCGAACATGGGCACGGTAACAGCAAAAACCATCATCGACAAAGCTACGATTCAGCTGATCGACTTGACCAACATCCGTTGGACACGGGCCGAACTGCTTTCATGGCTCAACGATGGTATGCGCCAAACTGTGCTCATCCAGCCGAGCGCGGCATCAACCACAGCAGTGATCCAGCTACAAGCTGGCACTCGCCAATCCATCCCGGACGACGGTTGGCTGTTGCTCAACATCTACCGCAACATGGGCACGAGCGGCGCTACGCCCGGACGAGCTATCCGTATTATCTCGCGTGAGATTCTGGATAACTTCAATCCCAACTGGAACACGGACACAGCAACAGCTGAAGTTCGTAACTACATGTACACCAACCAAGATCAGTTGGCGTTTTACGTGTACCCACCCAACACTGGTGTGCAGAAGATTGAGATTAACTATTCTTCGCAGCTTACCGACCTGACTTCCGAATCGCAAGTCATCCCAATTTTTGACATCTTCCAATCTGCATTGGTTGACTACATCTTGTACCGCGCTTGCAGCAAAGACGCCGAGTATGCTCCCGGTGTTGCGTTGGCGCAACAGTACTCTTCTGCATTCGTCGCTGCCATCCAAGGCAAGACTCAGTCCGAAATCACTAATGACCCATCGCAGGCGCTTAACCCGCCTAATCCTACGATGCGTGGAACAGGCTCAGCATGACCGCAGTATCTTACGAAGTCTTCTTGCCCGAGGTTATGCCGTACGTTCACGACGTGCCCGAGATCGTGGCTACACAAGCGATCCGTAACGCGTGCATCGAGTTTTGCACTGAGACGCACTACCTTCAAGAAAGCCTTGATTCGATCACTGGCCAAGAGAACGTGGGCGACTACGATTTGGATGCCAATGACTCCAACTACAAGGTGGTGGAGATCATGCAAGCGTACTATGGCGATCAGCTGCTGATTCCTAAGTCTCAGGAAGAGCTGAACCAGATTTACCGCACCTCCAACTGGGAAGACCTTAAGGGTAATCCCTACTATTACTACCGCCCTCGGGTGAGCGTGATCCGGTTGGTGACTAAGCCAATTCTCACCGAAGCCAACAAACTGAAGGTGAAAGCGGCTATCGCTCCATCTCGTGCGTCGACCACTGTGGACTCAGAACTGTTTGAGGTGTTCCTTGAGTACATCGCGCACGGCGCTCGCGCCCGCCTGTATAACACACCGAACCAACCGTACTACGACCCAAGAACTGCTATGGAGTACACCAAGCGCTTCAACGACGATATGGCTGAAGTTCGCACCCGTGTGTACAAGGGTCTCACCCGCGCAGCAGCAAAAATTGAATTCCAGAGGTTCGCATGAGTGACAAAATCAAACTGGTTCAGAATGACACTCGCCCTGCGCTGGTATGTGTCTTGACGGATACGACTACAGGGGCGCCGATTGTGTTGACTGGTGCTTCATTGGTGCTTAAATTTCGAGCTGCTGGCACTTCTACGCTACAAGCTACTGTGCCGGGTGTTGTGACCGACGCCTTAAACGGTGGCTGTGTGTTTTACCCCGCCTCGGCTCCTTCGATGCTGACTGGTACTCCCGGTGACTACGAAGGGGAAATCCAGATTACATTTTCTGACGGGCAGATTCAGACTGTGTATGACACGCTGAAATTCAAGGTGCGTGGAGACTTCTAATGGATGCCTCGGTCGGCGGGCCCTTAATCTCGGTCAGCGTTGTAGTCGTCGACCCCCTATCTACCGTAACTAGCGTAGACCCTACAGCCACGATTTCACATGTAGCTCCGGTTGCCGCCATAGCTCATACTGCTCCTATGGCGGTTGCAACTTGTGTTGTTCCTGTGCTACAGCTAGCGTATATTGAGATTGCTACCTCCGCTAGTATGGACGATTCGGGGCGGTACCAGTTTAAAACTGACCTCATCGCAGTGGCGGATTCAACAGCATTTGCGTTCAGCCGTCCCGTAGCAGATACGTTTAGCTTTTTAGACGCGACCTCTGTCAGTACAAGTAAGCCGTTTTCTGATAGTTTTGGGTGCACTGATGTGTGCGTACCTATGCTGATCTTTTTGCGCGATTTTTCCGATACATACGCAGCCTCAGACTCCGCAGTTTTGAGTATTGGGTTGAATCCGTCGGATTTGGCGGCTTTAAATGATAGCGCCCCGCTGTTTACAGTAGACAAATTGTTGGCCGATACGTTTGCTATGAATGACATGGCTGACATTGGCGACGGAATTGCTTTTCAATTCGATGACTACACGAACAACGTGGTCACTATGAGCGACGGAACTGTAGTAGTGACTTCCCCAGCGTACTTTGATACTGCGGCCACAACGGACGCTACTACGCTGACTACTGCAACTTCGTACTCAGACTCTGTGGCAGGGACCGACGCTATTGTTATTTCTTCCAACACGGTGTATGCTGACAGCGCGACTTTGGCGGATAATATAGCAAACGACTTTAGCCGACCGCTCTCTGATTCGTTCACACAAAGTGACACCGCGACGTTGAGCACAAGTCTTGCACAAGCGGATAGCTTTGCTTTTTCTGAAGCCGGTGTTATTTCGATACAAGATTACGTAGACCCAACGTATTTTGCATCAGACTACGTCGGTGTTTCGTACACGTTTTAATCAGGAGTACCCATGCTGAACGACACCCTAAAAATAACTGGCGATGTGCAAATCGCTGTGTTTGACCAAGCCACTGGTGAAGTCAAAGACACTCGTGAGATCAAGAACCTTGTTGTGACCTCTGGCAAGACTTTCATCGCCGCAGCGATGCTAAAGACTACCACTAATAGCCCTGTGGCGATGACCCACATGGCTTTAGGAACCGGCACAACTGCCGCTGCTGTTGGTGACACCACATTGCAGACCGCAATCTCAGGGGCACGCGTAACTTTCTCTGCCGCTACTTCTTCGACGAACGTGGTGACCTACACTGCTAGCTTCCCTGCTGGTACTGGTACAGGCGCTGTGACTGAAGCTGGTATTTTTAACGACCCAACTGCTGGCACTATGTTGTGCCGCACCGTTTTTTCTGTTGTGAACAAGGGCGCAAACGATGCGATGAGCATCACTTGGCAGATCACGGTTAGCTAAAGGATAGCTAATGTCCACCATTGTCACCCGCGCTGGCAAAGGAACTCCGCTAACCAACACGGAACTCGATGCCAACTTCACAAACCTGAATACAGACAAGTATCAGGCTGGCGGAGCGCTTGGCACTCCAGCGTCAGGCACTCTAACAAACTGCACTGGTCTACCCTACGCAGGCTTGACTGGTACGGTTCCTACATGGAACCAGAATACCACGGGGACTGCGGCGAACGTAACAGGCATAGTAGCTGTTGCTAACGGCGGCACTGGAGCCAGTACCGCATCTGCCGCCCTGACAAATTTGGGCGCTTACGCGGCTACGAACCCAAGCGGGTACACGAACAACACGGGTACAGTGACCTCTGTTGCGGGCACTGGTACGGTTAGTGGTTTGAGTTTGAGCGGTACTGTCACCACTACAGGCAACATCACCTTAGGTGGCACTCTTGCTGTTACAGCTTCGAACTTTGCTTCTCAGCTTGCTAATACATTTTTGGCTGCGCCAAACGGTGCTGCTGGTGTGCCTACGTTTAGGACGGTTGTCGCAGCAGACATTCCAACATTGAACCAAAACACTACCGGTACAGCTGCTAACGTGACAGGCCTTGTCGCCGTAGCTAACGGTGGCACAGGCAACACTACTGCGCAAGCAGAGATGAACCGTGTCGCGGGTGCAGTGACCTCCGGGTCTTACTTGCGTGGCAACGGTACGAACGTGGTGATGAGCACCATTCAAGCCGCTGACGTGCCGACCCTGAACCAAAACACTACGGGGTCCGCCGCTTCACTTTCAGCCAACCTCCCTGTAACACGTTTAAACAGTGGAACCAGCGCATCGGCGTCTACGTTTTGGCGTGGTGACGGCACATGGGCTTCTGGTGTTTCAGGCCCAACAGGTCCAACAGGCCCCACAGGCCCCGCAGGTAGTCCCGGTCCAACCGGCCCGACTGGCCCAACAGGCCCAACAGGCACCCCAGCCACTTCATTTAATACTGTTGGTTCCTATGCGCAAGGTTTTTTGCAGCTTGGGGCCAGTGTGGCGGGTCCTAGCGGTTCTACATATGCGGCGGGTTCCGCTACCAACCAACTCCAATCAGCAGCAATTGCTGGGGGATTAAGTAACAACTTGTCTGGCACTTGGCGGTGGATGGGGTCTAACGTGCCCGGAATAAACTCCTGCGGCCAAGGTAACCAAATACAAGGTATTTTTTGCCGCACCGCGTAAAGGATACTCATGTCGCAACATCTTCCACTTTGGTACATAGGAGCCATACCTCCAGCGGTGTGTGACTGGGCTACGGCCAACTATATGACCCTTGAGCCTAAAGACGCGACAATGGGAAATGCTGGCGATGAGCTGTCGCACCTCCATCGTAATACAACCGTGCGGTTTGCCCCGATTGAGGATTGGTTTGGCCACATGCTTCATGGGTTTGGGTTGCACGCCAACAAGGTATGCAACTGGGGGTTTGAGTTAACCGGGCATGAGGCCGTTCAGTATGCTCAATACGGCCCTGAGCAACATTACAGTTGGCACACAGACAACTTCCCATTGATGGGTTTGGCGACTGATCGTAAAGTCAGCGTTGTGTGTTTGATGTGTGATACCACTGAATTTGAAGCAGGTGAATTACAGTTGCGTTTTCGGCAAGAGTACACGGCGCCATTGACCAAAGGCTCAGTGATTGCGTTTCCGTCTACTGTGGACCACCGCGTGACCCCCGTGACTGCTGGGCTGCGTGCTAGTGCAACGATGTGGCTTAACGGCCCAAGGTTCCGTTAATGCTTGGCATCAAACGATACAACCGCTTAAAATACGGCGACTATTGGAGAACCCTATGATCGGACGCCTGATTGCCCTACTATTTCTAGGCCGTGAGCTAGCTCACCGCGAGCACCTGCGCACAAAATCTTTCTCACAGCACATGGCGCTAAACACGTTTTATGACGAGGTCATTGGCATTGCTGACTCGATCGCTGAAGCTTATCAAGGGCGCAACGGCATCATTGACAGCATCCCGATGCTGACTGAAACGTCCGGGGGCGACATCATCACCGTGCTTGAAAAGCAGCTTGCTGCAATTGAAAAGCTACGCTACACCGCTGTGAGCAAGGACGAAACCGCCATTCAGAACCTGATTGACGAAGCTGTGGCCTTGTACCTCAGCACCTTGTACAAGCTCAAGAATTTAAAGTAAGAGGCCACTATGCCAGTACTATTTTCAAATAACGCATCGGCCACGTTAGCGTCGTCAATTTCTAGCTCGGCGACGTCTATCACTGTGTCGACTGGTATGGGGGCGATGTTCCCTACTATTACATCAGGCGCGTACTTCATGGCTACGCTGACGGACTCAAGTAATAACCTTGAGATTGTAAAAGTCACTGGTCGGACGTCGGATGTACTAACTGTCGTTCGGGCGCAAGAGGGTACTGCTGCCCGCGCCTATGCTGCGGCTGACAAAATCGAGCTCCGCATTACTGCTGCTGTACTGAATAACCTTGTTCAGTTGGATGGAGCTCAGACGATTTCTGGGGCCAATACATTTTCCGGGGCCAACACATTTAGTACTGCTCCGACTCTGAATACAGCACTGGCTGTAAGTTCTGGTGGCACAGGAGCAACAACAGCTACAGGTTCAGGATCAGTTGTTTTAAGCAACAGCCCTACGCTCGTCACCCCCGCGTTGGGGACTCCATCTGCGTTAGTGGGCACCAACATTACAGGAACAGCCGCGAGTTTGAGCATTGGTGGTAACGCTGCTACCGCTACAACAGCTGCTGCATGCTCGGGCAACGCTGCTACTGCCACGTACGCTACCACTGCTGGGAATGGAGGCGTAACATCTGTTGTTGCAGGTAATGGTGTTTCTGTATCCTCCGCTACAGGTGCTGTGACAGTCAGCATTGCCGGTCAGGGGTTTAACACGGTAGGCTCATATGTTCTGGGTTTTGTGCAGCTTGGGGTAAACGTGGCTGCATCTAGTGGCAGTACATATGCGGCGGGCTCAGGCACTAATCAGGTGATTTCGACGTCAATTCAAGGCGGGTCTACAAATAATTTATCCGGCACTTGGAGATGGATGTGTGCTAACGTGCCCGGAATAAACTCCTGCGGCCAAGGTAGCCAAATGCAGGGTATTTTTTGTCGTGTTAGCTAAGGAACAAACATGTTAACAATTGAGTCAGCTACAAACCCAATCTATGCAAATGCTGAAGGCACTTGCATCATGCTTCAAGTTAAATTTGAAGAGTTTGCCGAAGTACTACCTTTTGGTGCAACCCCCCATGACCCAATGCCTTATGGCGTGGAGTTATACAACCGTGCTGTTGCTGGAGAGTTTGGCTCTGTTGAGCCGTTCCCGGTTGTAGTTGCCACCGAGCCGCAGCCTGTGACTGAAGGCTCTCAAACACTATGATCTACCCCGGCTCTGTTCCAGAGTTTCGCTTGCTTGTAAGGGCAAGCGGCGCACAAGTTTTTCAGGTGCGCTACATAAACTCGGCTCAGGGGTACGTTGGTAAGTGGCAAGATATTCCTGTGGTGCAAGAGCATGGTTAAAGCGCTGGAACCTACACACGCTGTTACGTATGATGGCGCGGTCATCAACGTAATGCACGCCAACAGAGGCGAAGGTCTGCCACGGCATCAGCATGTTTACGCGCATCTGACGATGTGTCATGCTGGGAGCTGCATCATTCGCAAAGAAGGTCGTGAGCTGGTCATGACGAAACACACCCAGCCTGTAAATCTTGTGGCCAATGAGTGGCATGAGATTGAAGCCCTTGAAGACGGCACTGTGATTGTGAACGTGTTTGCCGAAGGCAAGATGTAATGTGGACCCATTCAGCTTACTTATGCTGGCTCAAGGCGCGGTCGCTGCTATCCGCAGTGGCTGCCAGATGCTTTCAGAAGGCAAAGCCGAAATCGACAAGTTCAAAAAAACAGTCGAGCAAGGAGTCGGAGATGCCAAAGCCATCTACGGACAAGTCACTGGACTCTGGGGTTGGATTACAGGACTCTTTGGCGGTAAGCCTAAGCCCGCCCAGCCCGCCGCCCAAACCACCGAGCCCCAAGCCAAGCCAGCCGCAAAAAAAGCAAAGCGCCAGCCAGAGCCGGAGCTCAGCTACGAAGAGTACCAAGCGCGGTCGATCCACGAAGTCTGCGAAAACCTGAAGGTATTTTTTGACATTCAACGCCGCCTCAAAGAGCATTGCAGGGAGCTAGAAGAACAGTCTAAGACCACTGAGAAAGTTGCCGATGCTGCGATTGATCGCATTGAGATCGAGACCCAGCTCATTTCGTTGTCACGACAAATCCGGGAGGCCATGACCTACACACCAGAAGAACTAGGACTGCAAGACTTGTACGCCCGGTTCCTCAAAATGTACGGCCAGATTCTTGAAGAACAAGAGTTTGAACGACAGGTCAAGCTGAAACGCGCAAGGGATGAATCATGGCGACGAGAGCACCGCAACGAAATCCTAACGTACAAAATGGTGTACGCAGTGTCGATGCTGATCGGACTACTGGAAGTGATTGGACTGTATTTAACTCTATGAAAGAATTTTGGCTGTGGATGATCATCGTGACTTTGCTGATTGCTTGCATCATGGCGCTGTCCATGATGTGGCTACATGCGGAGGCACGCATCAACAAGCTAGATGCCATCGCCTACCGGCTGGAAGAAAGAGAGAAAAAACGCAATGAGAAGCCTCGTATTGATCCTAAGCCTGATGCTGGTGACGGCCTGTGAGGACCGCTATCGGTACTACTGCCAAGACCCGGCAAACTTCGGCGCCAAGCGTTGTCAGAAGCCTGATTGCTTGTTCACACAAGATTGCCCCGAGTACCTTGTAGCCCCTATCTTGGAGAAAAAAGTTGAATCCACTCAATCCCCCGCGAGCGCTGTTCCAAACAACTGAAGAACTCATCGCCTTTTGCGAGGTGATGGTGTGGGCCATTGTGGTCTGCGTCGTCATGCTTGTATTTGGCGGTCTGGTCTTTACCATGCTGTACTCGGTAACCTTTGTGCAGCAGCCATTGAAAACGATGGCTCCCATCGACATGGCCTATACCAAGATGCTCAACGACATCGTCTTGTTGATGACCGGGTCGATCACCACGTTGATTGGTATGCGCGTGGCCAAGAAGGCATCAGAGATGATTGCCAACAAGGTCGCCCCCGTGTTGGCTCCTACACCGGCAGCCCCATCGCCTACCCCCTCTCCAGTTGTATACCCATCCGCGCCAGTTGTAAACTCATCGGTGCCCGATTGGAACTTTATGGGGTACAAGAATCCTGAGCTGGATGAGTCTTGGACACCTCCACCGCCGCCCTCAACCCCGCCGCACCACATGGAGCCTGACCATGAACGAGAGCAATTGGCAGCAGCCAGAGCGGAGGCAGGAACATGATGCCCAACCCTTGGATGATCATTGGAGCTATCGTTGTGTGCATCTCTGCATATTTCTACGGCCACCATGCCGGTTTTGCGCAAAGAGACCAAGAGATGCAAGCGGAGATAGCAGTCAAGAACGAGGAATCCCGCGTGAAGGAACAGGAGCTGAGTAAACAGCTCAATGAGAACTCAACCAAACTTCAGGAGGCCAACAATGCCATCACTCAAAAACAGTCTGCTCTTGATCGCGCTATCAACGCTGGCCGCGTGCGGCTCCCCTCCGCAGGTTATGTACAAGCCAATGCAAGTACCCCCACTCCCGGTGGAAATAGCGACCAAGCGGGAAGCGAATCTGACAGAGAGACTCTCCGCCTTATTGCTCAAATCGCAGCCGACGGAGACCGGGCCATTAACCAGCTCAACGCCTGCATCGACGCCTACAACCAAGTAATGGAGAAGGTCAATGGTCAACGCTGAACAATTAGCCAAACTCAAGATCGGCCCCGAGTGGGTAGACGCGCTCAACCAAACTTTCTTGAGCTTCAACATCCTGACACCGCGCCAACAAGCTGCCTTCATTGGCCAATGCTCACACGAGTGCGGCAACTTCCGCATCCTAGAAGAGAACCTGAACTACAAGGCGGCCACGCTGATGCGCCTGTGGCCTAAACGCTTTCCAACTTTGGAGGTGGCAAATGCTTACGCCGGAAACCCGAAAAAGATTGCGAACATGGTGTACGCCAGCCGCATGGGAAACCGAGACGAAGCTTCTGGTGATGGTTATCGTTTTCGTGGCCGTGGATGTATTCAGCTTACTGGCCACGCCAATTACTACCATGCTGGGCAGGCTCTGGGGGTCGATTTTGTAATGCAGCCTGATCTGGTGGCCACTCCAAAGTACGCAGCCCTGACCGCTGGTTGGTTCTGGGACACTCACAAAGTCAATATGCCTGCCGATGCGGGAGACAATGCCCGTGTTACCAAGATCATCAATGGTGGTCTGATCGGTCTCGATGACCGTGTTGCGCACACCAATCAAGCATTGTCTGTCATGAGCGCTTAAGACATAATAGGGCGTGTTCAACCCCCTCTGGAGAAAAAAATGGCATTAAGCTATGAGCAATTTATGGAAGCGTCTGGTGCAGAACTGTGCGCTGGCAACATCATCGTAGGCATCATGGGCGACCGTAAAAAAGTCGGCACGTTGGGCGACGATGGCGTGTTTAATTTGAATGACGAAGGCAAAGCTCTGGCTGAGGAACTGGAAACAGCTCCTGCCGAGCGAGCCACACGCAAGAAAAAAGCTGAAGCACCCGCCGAAGCTACTGAGTAATAAGTAGGGGGCGACATGCCATATTTGAAGCTAGATGGTTTCTCGGGTATCTCGCCCCGTACGGGCCCAGCCCTGCTCCAGCCAAATCAGGCTCAGGTAGCGAGGAACGTCAAACTCCAGTCAGGAGAGCTGCGCCCATGGCGCAAGCCTGTTTCCACTTATGTCTGCGGCCTGTCTGACACGCATTCTATTTACCGTCTTGAAAACACCAGTACAGGCGGTACGGCATGGCTTGAATTCACTGCGGATACGGATGTGGTGCCTAGTCCAGTTGCGGACGTCTCCGACTATCGGGTGTATTACACAGACGGTACAGCGCCAAAAAAGACTAACTGGAACTTGGCCACTACGAGCGGAACTGGCACAAAACCTTTCCCAATTGCCTCATACAACATGGGCGTGCCAGCCCCGACGACTGCTCCCACACTTGTAAAATCAGGCGGTACAGGAACTATCCACGAGGATCGGGCATATGTATATACATACATTAGCACCTTTGGCTCTGTCCTTGAAGAATCTGCTCCCAGCCCTGCGGCAAAAATTTCTACTGTTGAACCAGATGCTACCGTCACTGTCAGTGCTTTTGCCACTGCGCCGACTACCTCGGCTGGGTACAACATTACAGCGATTCGCATTTATCGCTCGGTGACCAGCGCAACTAGCGCGGTCTATCTGTACGTGGGCACGGTCACTGTCACGCCCTCAACAGGTGTTGCCTCTGGTTCTTTTGCCGACACGGTGCTTGCCGCCAACCTCGGCATCTCCCTGCCATCGCTGTATTACACACCGCCCCCCGCCACTTTGCAGGGACTGATCGCCATGCCAAACGGCATCTTGGCTGGCTTCACAGGAAACCAAGTATGGTTTTCGGAGCCATACCTTCCGCACGCGTGGCCTGTAGGCTACATGTTGACTGTGGGCGCACCCATTGTTGGACTTGGCGTATTCGGGCAAACCCTTGTTGTTTGCACGACACAGACTCCATATTTGATTACCGGTTCCCAGCCGGGCGCAATGACACAAGAAAAAGTGCCACTGCCTGAGCCATGTGTGGCTAAGAAATCCATCACGTCTGATCAGTTTGGTGTGCTCTACGCTAGCCCCAACGGCTTGGTTTCCATCGCCCCGGGCACGCAGGATGTGATCAGCCGTCCGCTATTTACGCGAGACGAATGGCAAGCGTATGTGCCATCTAGTATGGTGGGTGTCATATATCAGAACATGTATATTGGCTTCTATCAAGTTGGGGCCACTAAGGCTGCACTTATCCTAATGCGCGGTGATACACCACCCTTGGTTGCTTTGGATGTAGCAGCTCAAGCCGTGTTTGTGGCCAAGTCGACAGCAAACGTATACTATGTTTCTCCCACAAACAATACGATTTACCAGCTTGATGCTGACCCAGTCAACAATACATACTACGAGTGGCTATCAAAGACGTTCATCTTGCCTGAGCCAACAAACTTTGCGATCGCAAAAGTGCAAGCAGATTGGACATACATTGGTGACACCACTGCGTACAACGCGCTAGTAACCTCTATCACTGCGGCAAATCAGGCGTTGTGGGTTGCTGGGGCTCCGCTTAAAAGTACTATAAACAGCGTTACATTGAACGGCATGGCTGTGAACGGGAGCATTCTTGCTGACATCCCGCCCGCTGCTGAAGCTCGTACAGTACAGGCGCTTGTGTACGCAAACCATAATTTGATTGCCTCCGCTGGCTTTACAGGCCAAGAGCCAATACGATTGCCAGCTGCACAAAAAGACTATATTTATGAAGTCAAGCTGACTGGCAACGCGCCGTTGCGGTCCTTCACCATGGCTTCATCTACTACCGAGTTGAAGCACGTATGATCAAACCATCTATTCCCGGTACAGGCTCGTTACAGCGCGAAATTGGTATGTTTATCGAGCCAATTAAAGCCAATATCGAACTCATCACGGGCTCCCGCCCCGGCGCGGTTTCGCTCACCCCACTTCCGGCTACAGCGACCTTAGCTGATGTCATAACACAACTGAACAAAATCCTTTCCCGGATTGAGCACTCAGGTTAAACTCTCCCCCTATGGAGGCGCCCCATGAAACACTTAGACCTACTGCTTAGCCTAGTAAGCCCAACACACATTACCCGGAAGTTTTCGCTGGGGTTCCTTGACGACTTGTTTGGCGGCGGCAGCTCTGTGCCTACTCCTGTGGCTGACCCCAATATCGGGTTGGCGCAAAAGCAAATTGCGGACGTTACTGCTGACCAGTGGAACACGTTTAAGACTGACACTTATCCTGAATTGATGCGTCAAGCCAAAGCGCAAGAGGCGCGTGCGCAATCGCAGTATGACTTGACCAGCGATATTGTAAAAAAACAACAGTCCTATGCGGATCAAGACCGTGCTCGCTATGAGCAAGGTGCAATTCCAGCGATGGAGAAGCTTAAGTCTGACGCTGATTTGTACAACCAAGGGGCGTACCAAGAGCAGCTGGCACAGGGTGCCCGTGCAGATATTTCCACATCCATGGATAACCAGCGGCAACAACAAGAAATGCGTCAGCGCTCTTATGGGATTGACCCCACGTCAGGAGCCACTCAGTTTGGCAGCAACGCAATGGGCGCCAATCAAGCGCTGATGGAAGCCCAAGCAGCCAATCAAACACGGGAAGCGGCAAAAGCCGTAGGCCTACAGAAGCAAGCCAACGTCTACAACATGTATGCGGGCTTACCCGCGCAAGGAAATGCGTCAACTGGTATTGCTCTCGGCGCTTCCGGCCAAGGGATTGCTGGTGGTCAGACCTCTATTGGCAACACTATGGGTATCAACACTGCTGCTAACCAGTCTGCACAAACAGCTAACCAAGGCTGGGGGCAGGTCGGCCAGCTTGGCGTCAGTAAATATGGCGCGGACGTTTCTGCATTCAACGCTTCCCAGCAAGCAGCTGCTACTTCCTCTGCTGGTTTTGGTCAGGCACTCGGTACAGGCTTAACCCTGTACGGCAAGTCACAAGGATGGTTCTAATATGGCATTGAATCTCGGAGCTGCCCTTGGTGCAGCAGCACAAAGTGGTATGAACACGTACCTCAAACTTGGTGAAGAACAGCGCCAAGCAGAAGAACTTGCCATGCGCAAGCAAGAAGCCGCGTATCAAGAAGAGCAGCGCAACCAAGAACGCAAGCTCAACGAGATCACCAGCCAAACACTTGGCATGGGGAACACGCGTGTCACCGGCGCCGACTACACCGGCGTGACCGGGGGGATTGATACTGCTGAGCCTGCACTGAAGACTGAAGCCTACACGCCTCAGCAGCAGATGGCCGACTTCAAGCAGCGTGCCTTGTCTGCTGGTATCCCACTTCAGAAAGTCACCGCAGTGTCTGGTGCGCACCGTGCTGAGAAGTATGCAGAAAAAGAAGAGATGGCCTTGGGGTTTAATCAACAGGTCATGGAAGACGTCAAGGCAAACCCAACTGATTTGGGTGCTGTGTTCAAAAAGCATTTTCAGGATCAGTACAACGAGGGTAAGTTGCCCGGTCTAGGTGATGGTAAGACCGCTGATGTAGTTCCAAGTGCTACCGGGGGGCAGAGTATTGTCTTGAAGGATGACAAGGGTGCAGTTACAAAAACCATTCCCTTGAATGTTGACACTATTCATGCTTTGACCGACAAGTGGACGGGAGCCATGCTGTCGTCCTCTAATCCTGCCAACTGGTGGAAGTCTCGTGAGCACGATCTGAAGCAACGCGAAGTTGATCTTAAAGGCCGTGAAGTTGAATTTAAAGGCCGTGAAGTTGGAGTCAAGGAAAAACTGCTGCCATCTGAAATTGCTAAGAACTTGGCTGCTGCTAATTTGTCAGGTATGCACGCAAAGGTGTATGGCAATATGCTCGATGCTGCTAAAGACAACAAAGAGGCAAACGCAGCTATGAAGCCATTCCTTGACGAGTTTGCTGCCATGACTCCAGAAGACCAAGCTGGTCCTACGGGTCAGGCTGTGCTCTTGAAGGGCGCTACCGCAGGCGCTCAGAAATCGAAAGATTTGGCTGGCATTGTTACCATGCTGCGCAAGCCTGACCGCTCAGCTGTGTCGGCAGAACGTGACAAAGCCGCGCATGCAGCTCTCAACACTGCGATCGAGACAGGCGACCAGAAAAAAATTGACTTTGTCAAGACTCAATACCAAGACGTGTTTGGAGAAGACCCGTTGGCTAAGCAAGTTCGTGAGGCTCTGGAAGCTAAGAAAAAAGCCGAGTCTGGTAATAGAGCGGGTGCGGGTGGCTCAGACAACAAAGTATCAACTGCTATACCAACTACCCCACCTGCCGCCCCCAAGCCACAAACAACTGCATTGGCCAGCGTCGCTGCGCCTTACCAACAACGCCTTGGTGAACTGGCCCCCCTGATTGAGGCAGCTCAGAACAAAGTACGTGCTGGCGGGGGCTTGATCGCTGCACGAGAGTTGCAGACATTGACCCAAGAACGAGATAAAATTCTGGCCAACCCAGCGCTGAAATAAAGGCCCTCCATGGCGTCGATTGAACAATTAAGAGCAATGCTTCCTGACGGAAGCAAAATGTCAGACTACGATGTCGTGGACGAAGTCTCGAAGCTCATCGGCGCTGACCCTAAAGACATTGCAAGCAAGCTAGGTTTTGGGGAAGTCAAAGGCGGAGTCACAAAGCAGCAAGGTTCGTCCTCTATTGACCGCTATCAGGCTGGTTTGTACGGCGTTGGCGAAGCTGCTGCTGAAGGATTGGGTGCACAAGGGGTAGCAAACTGGATGACCAAGGGTCGTCAGGAAAACGAACTTCGCGCTGATATTGCATCTCAACGTGCCCGCGACTTGGGCGCAGTTGACTCTTGGGAGAACGTCCACGGTGTAGGCGATTTCGGTAGCTACGCAAAAGGCATGGCTATCCAGTCTTTACCTTATGCTGCGGAAGCTTTGGCTGGTGGTCTTGCCGCTCGCGGTGCTATGTCTGGCACTCGTGCTGCTCTTATTGCGGCTAAAGAAGCTAAGGATATTGCAGGTGCTGCACGCGCTCAACGTGCGTTAAATCTTGGTTCTGAAGTCGGCGGTGTCGCTGCTTCCTATCCATCTGCTGTGGGCGACGTGCTCAGCAACCAACGTGAGCAATCAGGAGAAACCCGTGGTGGTGTCGCTGCTGCTCTGGCCGTGCCATACGCTGCTCTGAATGCTATTGGTGTTGAAGGCGCTCTGATGAAGGGCAATGCTTTCAAGAACACAGTCAATTTGCTTGACCGTGGCACTGGCCTGACCGGCGCTGCTACTCGCATGGCTGCCACTGGTGCTGGTGTTGCATTTAAAGAAGGTGCTTCTGAAACTGGTCAAGAGATGCTGAACCAAGTTGGCCGCATGTCGGTTGACGCAAACGAAGCATTCCTAAGCGATGCTGCCCAAGAGCAGTTCAAAGAGTCTTTCATCGGTGGTGCAACTCTCGGCGGATTGGCCGGTGCTGGTCTTGGTGGATGGCGTCGTTCGGGTAATCAACCCCCAGTGAATGATGTGTCTCAGGCCATTGGTAGTAAAGACACTACACAGCCTGACATCACAACACAACAGTTCCAACCTCGTGCATTGCCAGACAACGTCATGGCCGGTATGGTCGGCGGCGCCGCAGACCCATTGGCCGGTCGTTCGACTATGTATGATGGTGAGCTCCCAGTGCTGCCTCCACAAAACGCACCTATCACGGCTCCAGCAATCGCAGGCGGTACAACCGATGTAGCGCAAGCAGCCACAGGTATTTCGCAAGCTCAGTTCGCCGATCAGCAACGCCAGCAACAGGACGAGGCAAACCGCCTTGCCCGTGAAAAAACTTTTCAAACCCTTGGCGCACAGTACTCACCTGAGAACACAGGACAGCTCACTATTTTTGGTGGCACGCTATTTGACGACGCAAAGATCAATGTGTTTGGTAACACCTTGGCTGCCAAGTTCAATGCGTTGCCCGAGACTGCCCACACTGTGGCCGATGCCATTGCCCAAGCTAACGAGCTGACTGGCGGCAAAGTAATCAACGTCAAGTTAGATGCGGGTAATCCCGTAGGCTCTGCTGACAAAATCATGAAGGCATTGGCTAAGACTGCCGATGCGTATCAAATCGGCCATGTACAAAACGTACAGCAGGCCGCAACAATTCTTGAGACTTTGTCTCAGACCGAGAAGGGCGCTAAGCTAGACCAGCTCAACGCTATCCACTACGCCTTAACAGGCGAAGATACCACTGGCTACACAGCCGCTCAACAAGCCCAAGCTACCAAAGGAGCTAAAAATGGAAAACTGCAACTGCAAACCAATGCCGGGATTCGAGAAGTTCCAGTCTCAGGCGGACCAACAGAAAATGGCGCTGGAGGAAATGGGCCTGTACGACCCACTGAAGTTCAACCCGTCGGAGCAACAAGTGTCGGAGCGGGATCGCTTGACCTCCAAACTGGACAGCCATCAGCAGGCGGAGTACGGCCAAGCGCCGGAAATGTACCCAATGTTGGCGGTGGCGAAGCCCCTTCGACGCAAGTAAGTGAGGCTCCAAGTGAAGCAACTCAACCTACCAAGCCCAAAGCCAAACTCGGCGTACCCGTCCGAGTTAAAGCGGCAGGTAAACAAGGGGCTCCAAGTGTTCAACCAACACCTGCTCCAGCTCCTAAAGCAACACAACGCCAAGAAGCCAAGCTAAGCCCGGCTGAGGAATTGTGGAACGACATGGACGCTACGGACACTCCGTATGCGTCGCTTACTCCTGCGCTCAAACAAGCATGGGAGAGGGCTGTCGAGACCAAGCAAGCCACTGGTGACATCCAAGAGCAGATCGCGGATCAAGCCGGTGATCGCGAGCAAGAAAGCAAAGCCGACCGCCTTATTGCTGGCGTGTTGCAAATGGTCATTCGCCCATATGGGCGTTTGAATGAAGCCTCTGCGCAAAAGAAGCGTGAGTTTTTCCAAGCCTTCTGGGGTGGCGCTAAGCTCGACTCGTTGCCAGAAATTGCAAAGTCCATGGGCATCACTCCCGATCAAGCAGCCAAATGGCATGCTGAACTGCCCGGCTTTTTAGAGAAGAACAGCGCACAAATCATTTCGGCTGCCGCTACTGTGGCTGAGAGCCAAGGCATGACCATGCGCGACTTGGAGCAATTGCTCGAAGGTATTGAGGCTAAGAAGCAGAAGAACGCCGCTGCCGCTGCTCAGATCACTGGTGAAGAGGAAGACACCGGCCAAGGTACGTCTGCTACTGAAGAGCCTGTTGAATCCGACACCACAGGTGAGGAAGAGTTTGGTAAAGAAGCCGCTGATCTGATTGGCGCTCGTGAAGAAGAAGGCCCTGCCTTTGAGCCTGAAGTCGGGGAAGAAGCTGAGGCTGCCCCTGACTTGAACATTCGTACCCGCAAGAGTCTGAGCGTCCAAGAGAAGTTCAATGCGGTGGACACTAACCAAGCGCGTATCGTTAAGCTGATGGACTACCTTGCGTCCATTGCTGGGGCACAAGACAGCGATAAGTCTTTCCCCAAACGGCGCGTGGAAGCTGCGGAAGCCAAATACGAAACAGCTCTGCTGGACTTGACCCAGCTGAGCAATCAAGATTTGCATGTCCTTGCCTATGACCTAACTCAAAAGGGTAACGAAGGCGAGGCGTCTGTCTTCGTGGAAGAACTGCAACACCGTTTGGAAGCGCAGAAGAAGATCGCTATCGAGCAAGCCAAGAAGCAAACTGCTAAGGCAACTAAGGAGAAACCCAATGCCGTTCAAGTCGAAAGCGCAAATGCGGGAAATGTTCGCCAACCAGCCGGAGTTGGCGAAGAAGTGGGCCAAGCTAACGCCGAACCCAAAAAGCCTGCCCGAACACGTAAAGCCAAAGTCGAAGCCAAGCCAGTCGAAGAAGTCAAAGAAGTAAAGACCGATGCAGAAAAAGCTGCTGACGCATGGGATGCAGTTGTTAAAGATATTCCCGGCGCACCCCCATTCATGGCATTGACCAAGGATGAGCAAGAGACGTTCATTGAGTACGGTGAAGGCAACTGGACTCGCGCTGACGTGGTCGCTGAGCTGAAGAAGCTCAATGCCGCCCAACCGATCAAGGCTGCCACTACTGACGAAGAACGCAAGAACGCAGAAGATCACGCTGCTGAGCTGGGCGGGACGGTTGTATGGCAAGAAGGCCCATGGGCTTTGATCCGTGGCTATTCCATCCTATCCGGTCAGCCTGTTTACCTCCCTGCAAATGGAACTTCTCGCTGGCGTAAGGACATTGGGGGGCTGCCTGAGACTGTGCCAATTCCAGCGGAGATGCGAGCTAAGTTGCTCGCCGCTAAACAAGAAGTTGAGTCTACTGACGCTGCCCAACACGCTGCCAATCCATTTATCAAGTTCGCTGGTAATGGCATGGCGATCTCTAGCGGCGTTGACCGGCGCCTTGGTGGCGTGGTTGCTGGCTGGAAGAACCTGCTGAACATTAAATCCAATGTCTACATTACGACACTGGAAGACGCCCGTGCCGATAAAGACAAATTCACCGGCCCTCATCGCGCCATTGGTTCTGCTGGCCTAGACGCCAACGAAGCTGGTTCAATGCGCAAGATGGGTAGTGACTATTACATTGCCTTCACCAAAGGTACTAGCTATTTGAAGATGCTTGAGACCTTGGCCCATGAACTTGGCCACCTCCACCAAGCTGAAGCATTTAGCAATGCACCTGACGATGTCCAGTTGGCTATCCGCGAAGCCCATTCTGAATTTGTCAAAGCCAACAAGGGCAAGACAGCCCGTGAGTTTGTAACTGCTCTACGTGCTCGCACGACAGGCCGCGCCACTAAGCTGCCAGCAGGCATCCAAGCTACTGAGCTCACAGAATACTGGAGAAGTTTTTCTGAGTGGTACGCAGACCAAGTGTCCAAGTGGGCAACTACATCTGAGAAGCAGATCGGAAGAGCACA